GCATCAGCGGCAAAAGCCTGAAGCCTTCCGGCGTGACGGCATCCGACATTATCGGTGCGGTGGACACATCGACCGGCAAGGAAACCGGCCTTGAAACCATCCGTCAGGTATTTCCCAGGCTCGGCAAGATCCCCGGCACGCTGCTTGCACCGGGCTGGTCTCATAATGCCGTTGTAGCCGCCGCGCTTCAGGCAAAAACCGAAGCCATAAACGGCGTATTCAACTGCGTCTGCCTTATCGACATTCCTTCCGACAGCACCGGCGCTACCGTGTGCACCGGCGTAAAGACCGCAAAGGAAAGCCTCGGTATTACATCGCCCCATGCGGCGGCACTGTGGCCGATGGCTCAGGTCGGCAAGAAGAAATACTACATGTCCGCGATCTTCGGCGCGATGATGGCGTACAATGACGTGCTTAACGGCGATGTACCCTGCAATCCGTCAAACAAGGCTCTGCCCATCGATGCAACAGTCCTTGCCGACGGTACGGAAGTGCTGCTGGATCAGCAGCAGGCGGACGACTACATAAACGCGGTGGGTGTTATAACAGCCATCAATGCCGCCGGATTCCGCAGCTGGGGCAACAATACCGCTGCATATCCCGATACCACAGACCCCAAAGACAGATGGTTCGCAGTGCGCCGCTTCTTCGACTGGGACGGCAACGAATTTGTGTATAAATACACGTCGTATATCGATAAGCCCGCGTCAAAGCGCCTTATCCAGTCGATAGTTGACAGTCAGAATATCATCGGCAACGGCTATGTTGCACGGGACTACTGCGCAGCGTATCACATGGAATTCAGAGCCGATGAGAATTCCGTTGAGCAGCTGCTTGCAGGACAGCTTACGGTGCACACCCTGTTTGCCCCGTACATTCCGGCCGAAACCATCGAAAACATCCGCGAATACGACGTGAGTGCCCTTGAAAGCGTAATTGGAGGTTAAGCGATGAAAGACATTCCCACCAAGATAAACAAATACAACGTCTACAACGAAGGCAACAGACTGCTGGGTATGGGCGATGAAATGTCACTGCCGGACTTTGAGGCGTCCAGCGAGACCATTACCGGAGCGGGCATCCTCGGCGAGATCGACGACCCCACTGTCGGCTACTTCGGCAACCAGGAGATCGAGATACCCTTCAGGCTGCTGGATAAGGAGGCCATGTCCATGATGGACATGACAAAGGCCGTGCATCTCACGATCCGCGGCGCATGCCAGTCCACCGACAGCGAGGGTAATATCGCATTCAAGCCCATTCGCTGCGTCGTACGCGGCCGCAGCAAGAAGCTTGCCGCCGGCAAATTCAAAAACGGAAACCCCATGGACACATCGGTTTCGCTTACCGTTCTGTACATCCTCATCGAGGTTGAAGGGGAGCCCGTTATCGAGCTGGACAAGCTCAACGAAGTTTTCAAGGTCAACGGCATTGATATGCTGGCCGAAATTAAGGAGATGTGCTAACTATGGATGAAATCATAAACATGCCGCAGGCCGAGGAAGGAGACCTCGTCGTAAAATTCAGCAAGCCTTTCGTTTTTGAAAACAAGACCTACACCGAGGTCGATCTGCGCAACCTCGAGAATCTCAACGGTGAGGATCTGTGCCGCGCTGATCGCGCAGTGCGCGCACAGGGAAATGCGGCACAGATGACCGAAATGACCCCCGATATAGCCTGCTTTTTGGGCAGCGTTGCCGCACACCTGCCGGTCGAGTTCTTCAAGACCCTGCCCATAAGAGAAATGTTCAAGGTCAGGAACGCTGTTTCGGGTTTTCTGTTCGGTGGGGACGAATAACCCCACCGGAAATAAGAAAAACGTGTGTCTGTCTGTCTGCGCTGCTGCACACGGGCGTTGATTATTTTATGCATTTACCGATAGACGAATTGGTTTACT